CCCCGTGGCGTAACAGGTCCAACAATCTTGATAATGTGTGTTCATCTGACAAGCACCCGGGCTTTGACTCTCCACAGGTTATTATACCGTGTTTGACTGCAAGGAGGGTTAATGCGTCACCCCCGCTATCGCATCTAAAACAGTGCCATAGGCCCTTTGTGGGATTGATGGAATAGTTGTTACCTTTATTCCCCCTACTTGAACCGTGGAAAGGGTGAACGCCCTGTATTTCTAACCCATACTGTCTGACGTTTCCGGTTGGATATCCTATATCTTCTACCCTTAAATCTAGTATTTCGCACAAATTAGATTTTAAACAGTTCTTTGTTTTTTCAGGCATCAACTTTTCAGGGGGCGCCTCTGGTTCAATATACCCGCTAATATGATTCAAAATAGTTTCTTTTGGTATAAACTCAAAAGGAACGTCTCTAACAATTGTATAAATTCCGCCACTTGGATGAATGCAGCTCGGACCAACAGTTTGAAATTTCATCCCGGGCAATAATATATGTCCAATGTGCAGCCCTGACGTGGTATTCAATACAATTTTTTCAGATGTAAACTCCAAATCTGATTTAAAAATAAAATGATACCCGCGTCCCGTTTTTACTGTAAATGTATTATTGAAAAGTGATGTTAACGCAGGATCATAAAGTGCATCATCACAATCAAAAATACATATACCACCAGAAACCGCGTGATATCCGTAATTGTGCCCGCTTTCTATCCATTTTATAAGAGACGGATCATTGTAAAGCCGACCACCATTGCCACGCGTCCATCCAGAATCTAACGGGTGCTTCTTTTCTTCTGGATCTTCTTGCCCTGTCTTTAACCGAATAAACCTAAAATGTTCCGACGCTTCAATAAACTGTTTTGGAATGATAATCTCATGTGTCATTCACTCACCATCAACTCATGTAAGAATGGAGTTGGATATATTTTTGGTTCTACGTCAATCCAATAATCATCATAAATTTCTACCTGAAACTTTCCGGCCTGGTCAAATCGAACAGACTTAACAAAAGCAAGATTGATAAAAGTCCATTCGTTTTCTAAATAAACCCATTCGCTCATCTAATCCTCTCCATACATCTTAATCAAAATGTACCCGTGCTCTTTGTAAGGTGTTTCTTTACGGCAGTGCGCCTCTTTCGGTCCATAATCAGAATGATCATGAAATTCTTTGCAGTATTTACACCACACTTTAACACCGCACGCACCGTTAATAGCTAAAAGCACCGCTTTACGTTTTAGAATGTGTTTAGGGATAAGCCATTGTTTTTCTAATTCATCATACTCGGCTTCTGATAATTTGTTATGATTCTTCATTTATTCCCCTCCAGGTAATCAGAAATTTTCTTCACGGTTTGATAATTTGCGCCATACTCAGGATACCTTGCCATCCTCCAAAGGGTGGGTTGAGGTATTCCAGTTGCTTTAGACAGCTTGACAGGTTGAACATACCAATCCTTTCTGCTATCTCCTCTGCTGAAAGCATACATACTATTCTGCTCTGGAAGTATTTATATACTTTTGAATTAAACATTATGTTGTAACAGGTGCCACCAGCGTAAGACCTGTTATGAAAATGTGTGTGCCTTGTATCCGGGTCAAACCGGACACAAGGTTTACGCCGGCACCTCACCCGGCATTACAACTCGTACACGACCTACCAAACAAACGGAAAATAAACCATGATAAGCTTGAAAGACATCTCGAGGGCGTCAATAAAACCCCCTCGAATGATAATCTATGGAGAAGCAGGCATAGGAAAAACAACCTTTGCCACTTCTGCACCTGCACCTATTGTTATCCAGACTGAAGACGGACTGGGAGTATTAGACGCCCCACGGTTCCCCCTGGCAACAACCTTTGAAGAGGTTCTCGAATCACTCCAGGTATTAGCAACAGAGAACCACGAATTCAAAAGTGTGGTTGTAGACAGCCTAGACTGGTTGGAGCCTCTTATCTGGCAGGCAACCTGCAAACGGTTAGGAGTCTCAAGTATAGAAGCCCCAGGATATGGCCGCGGATACGTTGAGACCTGCACGGAATGGCGAAAGTTCTTTGCTTACGTAACGGCCTTGAGGGACGAAAAGGACATGCTCATTATAATGACCGCTCACAGTGTCATTCAGCATGTCGAAGATCCTATACACCCGGCATATGACATGCACGCTCTCAAACTACACAAGAGGGCCTCTGCAATCGCCGAGGAGTATAGCGACATCATAGGCTTTGCATCACTCAAAACCCTCCTGAAGACAGAGGAGGCTGGGTTTGGCGAAAAGAGAAACCGGGCAATAAGCACGGGTGAGCGGGTAATACATGTAGGTGCAAACCCGGCATATGTGAGCAAGAACCGCTATTCCATGCCCGATACAATCGAACTCAACTGGACAGAATTTGAAAAATACATACCAACAGGAACGAACTAAAATGGCAACTATCAACTTTAACGCCGAAGAAGTAGAACCACAATCCGACTTTTCCCCGCTCCCAGTGGGTAACTATACCGTAGTTATCACACAGAGCGAAATGAAACCGACCAAAACCGGGAACGGGCAGTATCTCCAGCTCACTCTTCAGGTAGTCGAAGGTGAGTATAAGAACCGCCTTATCTTTGACCGTTTAAACATCCAGAATCCAAACTCCGTCGCGCAGCAGATAGCCCAAAAGGCCCTTTCCAGCATTTGCAGGGCTGTTGGAGTCATGCACCCTCGCGACTCTGAAGAACTCCACGACAAAGTTTTCCAGGTTAAAATTGGGATCCGGCCCGCATCCGGGGAATATGGAGAAAGCAACATTGTCCGCGGATATTCTAGTCTGCCCCAGCAAAAGCCAGTGGCTAATGGTAAAAAACCCTGGGAGCAAAAATGAAAACAAAGGTTGCATGTTCAACCTTTTACTGTAAACATTTTGACTTTGAAAAGTCAGAATGTTCATTTAAGAAAATTTTAATCCTTGGTGGGGAGTGCATTCAATTCGAGGACAATGGTGAAAAAGATGGTAACCCTTCCGAATAACCTTTTTTCTCCCACTGTTGATCTCATTTATTCCACCTACAAAAACTCTCCTCCACGCCCGCACCTGGGAGCTTCAGAGATTGGAAAAGCGTGTGAGAGGGCTTTATGGTACAGTTATCATCATTGCAAACTGCCTAATTTTAGTGGGAGGATGTTAAGGCTGTTTGAGACGGGCAAGCGCGAAGAAGAGCGAATTATCAGGGAGCTCAGACAGGCAGGCCTCCAGGTATGGGACCGGGGAGACGATGGCAACCAGATACGCTTTGAGATGTTCGGAGGCAAGTTTGCAGGGAGCCTTGACGGAATAGTGTTAGGTATACCAGAGGCCCCAAAAACCGAACACCTGCTGGAAATCAAAACGGCCAACGATAAGAGCTTTAAACAGATGCTCAAGCATGGGGTTGAGCATAGTAAGCATCAGCACTATTGCCAGATGCAAGTGTATATGGGGGCCTTGGACTTAAAGCGGGCCTTATACATCGTAGTTAACAAAAACACAGACGAAATTTACTCGGAAAGGATTGAATTAAATTCAAAAATATATAAACAATTAATTGATAAAGCAGAGCGTATTGTAACATCAGATTTTCCTCTTGAACGGTGTGAGTCTTTTTCTTGCCGTTTCTGTGATTTTAAAGCCATTTGTGAGTGGGATGAACTACCTGATATTAATTGTCGGTGCTGCTGCCATTTTGGAAAATGTGAACAGGAAACCGTTTGCACCAAACATCTTTGGAACCCACATTTAATTCCTGTAACTGCAACAGATGCGAGTGAAGATGATAATTGGATTCTTTACGAAAATGGGGTAAAAAATGGTGGAGATGGTTTAAGCAGTCAAGAAATTAAAGATAACTACAAAAAACTTTTTTATACTCTCACATCATACGTTTAAGTATGATAATACGGAAAGTGAAGTGCCTTCGGTGTGGGCACGAATGGTTTCCACGAACCGAGGAAAAACCAAGAACCTGCCCCAATGTAAAGTGCAGATCTGTTAACTGGGATCGCCCCAGAAGGGTTAAGAAAGAATGACTTCTCTAGGTTTGTCTTGGTGTGAGGTAGATTTTAAAATCAAATCTAGAAAAGAACAGAAACTAAACCAAATAAATTTAATAATGCAACCCATTAGAATTGAAAATCAGAAGCGGTGGAGTTTAGAATATCGTTTAAAAAATAGAGAAAACTTGAATTTAAGGCGTAGAATATATAGAAAAACTGCAATTGGGAAAGTTATGGAGTCTAGGTATAGACACACGCGGCGTGCACGTATTGCAAGCACAGAAAACACACTTACTCCACACCAGTGGGTAAAAATTCTAAAATCACAACGTAATCGGTGTTCAATGTGTGGAAAGCGATTTTGTAAATCTAGACCTCCAACAATGGATCATATTGTACCGGTGTCAAAGGGTGGTGGATTGACGTTTGAAAATGTTCAAGCGCTGTGCGTTTCTTGCAACTGTTCAAAACGTGCAACCCTAGATTATTCAAAGCTTGTAACGTGGGGGATTTTTAAATGATCCTCCGCCCATACCAACAGGCAGCAATTGACGCATTATGGCACTATTGGAAATACAGAGGCAAGGCGCCCCTTGTGGTAGCACCAACCGGCAGCGGCAAGTCTCTCCTCATTGCAGAGATCTGCCGCAAGGTTCTCACCGACCACCCCGGCACCCGGATCATTCAGGTCACGGACTCAAAAGAGCTGATAGAGCAAAACTGCAAGGAGTTTCTCAAGTATTACCCGGAAGCCTCAACCGGGATCTATTCTGCCGGACTTGGAAAGAAACAGCGCCACGCTGATGTAACCTTTGCAGGCATACAGAGCGTGTATAAACACGTTTACGACTTCGACCCGGCCATCGACCTGGTTATAATCGACGAAGCCCACTCCATACCCAAGGAGAGCGAAACCCGGTATGGTGAGTTCCTTAAGGCTGTCAGGATCGCCAACCCATCAGCCGCCTTTGTCGGACTGACGGCGACTCCTTACAGGCTTGATAGCGGAATGCTCCACCAGGGAGAAGGCGCCCTCTTTGACGGTATCGCCTACGATATCAATATCAACACCCTCATACATGGAGGGTATCTGGTGCCTGTAATCTCAAAAGGAGGTATCAAAAACATTGACCTTTCCCAGGTTAAGACGACAGCAGGAGAGTATAACCTTGGAGACCTGGCGTGTGCAG